CATCCTTTAACAGGTTCATAAACATTAGCTCCCCTAGGAAGCCATACATATTACCTTTACCATTCATAAAGGAACCCTTTAACGTACCCATTTCATCTGACATCTGGGTAGCTTTGTCCCTCATGTCTTGTGTTATCTCTACTTTAATCATTGATCTGTTTCCTTGATTTGTTTCTCTAGAGAATTAATCTCTAATAATAATTTATTAGTTTTTGTTGATAGGTCTAACCGTAAAGATGGGCTTATATTTAATATTGAATTTAAAGATAAGTAATAAGCTTCCGTAGCTTTTTGTACATCTTTTAAATATTGTATTTTATTTGTCATTTCTTTTGATGTCCTTGTTGTCCTTGCATAGTCCTTGAGAATTCCCCACACCAATCATCCATAAATACATTGGGGTATGAGGCACCCTGTGAGTGACTAATAATAGTTGGTGGATACCTACGACAATAGTAGGTTACTGGTTTGCCTGTTGTTTTAATTACAAACTTACAGTGTTTACATGTTGCCGTAGGTAGTACTCTCTTAATGTTAGGCATTAAATAGGCTCGGTAACATCATGATAACTAACCAGCCAGCTATGACTACTAACGCTATCTTGATCATCTGTGTATTCATTGTCCTGTAATCTCCTGCACCTTAGGAAGTTTAACTACCTTAGTGTATTTCCTTACATTGTCGGCATACTGGAAGCTTCTGAGGCCAACGCCATTATTAGCATCCGACCAACAATGATTATGGAACTCACACCAGCCACAAGACTTACTAAGTACACGATTGCCTGCCACCCCTGAAGGTTCATCTTCATAGCATTTCTCCGGTACTGTGTCTGACTTGACTATACCCTTTAGATGTTTAACTCTATCATGTGAATTAATCATGTCCATATGATCTAATGGAGTCAATGCTAAGTCACATGATGACTTGTCGATAGCTAAGAAGGCCGCTTCAGTTGCACCCTCTGACTGAGCATAGGAGCTTAGCTGAGCTATGTAACCAAATGGATCGTCTTGGTCTAATGTATTGTTCTTAAACTTCTTAAATCCATAGGCTGATGCTGACTTAATATCAACGTTGATACCGTCAATCTTTAAATCTTTATGGCCTTTAACACCTTCTATCTCAACTTCTTTCTGCTCATCAGTAACCTCATGACCTGCAGTCTTAATTAATAGGATCAATAGAGCTTCATAGATATCCCCCATTAGGAACTTCATTCTGACTGGTCCTTGAGGAACATCTTTTGGGGCACCTTTGATGTCATACCATGTCTTACGATCAGGCTTACCAATCTGTGACAGTCTTAGGTACCCCTTCTCTTCACGTACCTCAGTAATCTGTCGCTCTACTGAATCTTTAATGTCTCTAGCTAAGTCATCAAGATGTTCTTTGGATGGCGGTGTATTGTTCATGAAGACATTGAAGATGTCCTCGACTACTGTGTCTAGTTTAGGTTTCTTATTCTTGTTTACCATCCAAGTATGTCTCCTTTAGGGCGCTGATGAAACACATTGGAACCCACACAGGCCATAGGAATACTCCAGACTTGATAGGCTTCTCAGCTATGAAGACCACCATAAATGCAATGGCACATGTAATTACTATGTATATTAAAAATAGCCATTCATACCACATAATATTTATACCTTTCTATGTATGTTAAAACTAATAGGGGTTAAGATAACCTTCATTACCTCAACCCCTACCCTAGTTACCCTTAACGTCTTATCCAGCATTCGCTAAGGGAATATCATCGAAGCCATCCTCATCACCGCCAATGACTTGGAAGTCTTCATCATCTGTGGCTCCAGCATAGGATACATGTTCAACAACCTGTACCTTAACTAGGTCTGCACCAACTCCTGTCTTACCTTTAAAGTCCCAGTCGAATGTACTGATCTTTACATTGACTACTGATCCGTTACCGATTAGATCGTTGAAGGGGCGAAGCTTGTCATCAATGACTACAGGTGCTTGATTTTCTTTACCGTCCTTACGAGCTACCTTACGTTTTACAGATACGAAGTCTCCACGATCATCACCTTTGTTCTTGATAGTCAAGCCAGCGGCTTCTACAATCTTTTTGTTAGCCTTGTCTAAGGCGATATCAATTTGCCAGCAAGGATCGAATGTTGTGTTAGGTGTTTGAAGAGATGCCCAGAATGCTTTTCCGTTGATCATCATAGTATTTATATCTCCTAGATATATTGGTTTGGTTATGCCGTACTCATTAACGGCCTATGTACTGAAGATACCATATCCTCAGTGGTTGTCAATAGTTATTTAGATTATTATTATTATTATTATTATATTAATGACACTCAGCCCAGTTAGTTCCAACTTTATAGTCGGCATCTAATGGACACCTAACATTCAGGGATACTTGAGCAAGCTTAATAGCCTCACTGCATAGCTCTCCAAATTCATCTGCATGATCTTTTAAAACTTCCCATTGGTATTCATCATGCACTGATGCTAATAGGGTGGCATCAATTCTTCTTTTCCTGTATAGCTTGGTAATTTCTACCAACCATTGTTTACAGATTATAGCTCCACATCCTTGCAATAAAAGATTTAAAGATGCATGTGGTGTTCTAACTCTCAGTATCCTACCATCCAATGCTGGTATAAATCCTGTCTTTGTTGCCTTAGTCTCAACAGCTTTCTTTAAAGCTTTAAGCTTAGGGTTATTATTCATGTAGGTCTCAATTAATTTCTTACCATCTTTGGCACTACCATTAATTATCTCACCTATCTTACCTCCACCGGCACCATAAATCATGGCATATATAAAGGTCTTAGCCTGATCTCTGTTATGTAGACCAGCATCGTTCATATTCTTAGTGTGTATATCTCCATTCATTAACTCATCAGTAAACTCAGGGTCATTTATGTAGTGGGCAAGACATCTCATCTCAAGGCCTGAAGCATCAGTACCTAATTGGACATATCTTTCGGGGTCAGATACTGTGAATAGCTCACGACATTCAACACCCCATCCACCTTTAGTACCCCTTAAGGGTTTGTTATCTATACCTTTTCTTACGCTGGGTACTTGAGCTAGGTTAGGTTCCATATGTCCCATTCTATTACTGACAGCCCGACATGTATCTACCTGACCATGTACCTTACCATCAAACTCAGAGAACTTAATCCATTTATAAACCTCTGCTAATCTCTTCTGTAGCATTAGATACTCACAGATCAACTGAGCTTCTGGGATGTCCACACCTTCTAGGTGAGCTTCATCTACAATGGGTTGTCCAGTAGGTGTAAACTCTTTAGGCTTCCATCCATAGTGCATCAAGTGTCTGGATATCTGTGGCCTACTACCTAGGTTAAACTCAGGCCAGTCAATAAAGCTATAGTTACCAGCCACATACTTACCATGACTGCCTAACCTTTTATAACTATTAAGGTACATACTACCATCATCTTTATACTTAACTTCTTTAAGTCCTAGATTGATAGGCAGTGGTCTAAACACTTTACGTACCTCAACTTCAACAGTTGCCATACGATCTTCTAAGGTTGCCTGTAATATGTAGGCTTCCTTACGTTTGACTGGGTAGCCGTTAAACTCCTGTTGTGTAACGATAGACCTGACCTGATACTCTAACATGATAGACCTGTCTGACCAGTTGGACATGGAAGGTCTAAGTTTATTATAGAGCTTCTTAGTTACCCTTGTATCTTGTTTACAATACTCAAGCATCTCTTCTGAGTAGTTATCGTAGTCGGTGAAGTCAGACTTGGGAAACCTTAATCGTTCCCCCCATGATGCTAACGAATGACCACCTTCCCTGTATGGGTTGTGCATCTTCGATAGTATCATCGTGTCCTCAACATCCTTTAAGGATATACTGACACCTAGGAACTTCTGAACCCATACTAGGTCAAAGGCTATACCATTATGCATTACCCATTTAGTTACCCCAGTAGAAAACTCTTTAAACTTATTAGTATCTTCTGGGAATACAAAGCTATATTCATCATCACTGTTAAGGTCAGTACAGACTAAACAGTGTATCTTAGTGACAATATTATTCTTAATACTATCTGTCTCAATATCCATACTAACTTCTAACATCTATATAGTCTCCCTATAAGTTAATCTGTAAAGGGTATATCAAGTGGGTCATCAAAGTCATCATCTGCCTCAGTTAATCTACCAGTATCCCTATCATATGTCAAGGTACATGCAACACCAGTGATACCAGCATACCTGTTCTTCAGTACTCTAACGGTGGTCTTGTTGGCTTCATTAGGATCATCAGCCTGTTGGTTACGTTCAATGGCTATGACTGCATCACTGATCTGTGCTATAGAGGCAGAGCCTCGTAGATGATTGAGGGCAATCTCTTTACCGTCTTCAGCTCCAGTGTCTCCACCCATCCTTCTGATGTGGGATACCATTAGTAATGCACACTGTGTCTCTTCTACTAGGCTCCGTAGCTTAGTCATTAGGATGTCAATGCTTCGACGCTCATCGTTACCCTCTTGTCCACTAACAAGGATAGATAGGTGATCAAGGATGATCCACTTACAATTCAATGCCTTAACCATATAACGTAAACGATTAAGGATATCATCATTGTCTAATGATCCGAAGTGATCAAATGCAAACACCCTACCAGTACCGATAGTATTATTTTGGTAGGTTGCTAAGGCTTCCTTACTGTATAGGTCTCTGACCTCCTTAATGTTTAGTCTAGCGTTAGCCTCGACAGCCATCAAGTGGAAGCATGTCTGCTTAGTGTTCTCCTCTAGAGAGAAGATACCAATGTTCTCTTCAGAGTTATTGAGTATCCAATGCTCAAGTTCTCTAATGATACTTGACTTACCAGCACCAGTACCGGCAGTAAACGTCACTAGCTCACCAGTCCTGATGCCGTAGAGGATATCATTCATGCCTTGCCATGGATACTTAACAGTAATGTTGTCAGCCTCATCATATAGTGAGTCACCTATCGTAGCTAGGTTAATGATACCGGCAGGTGTGAATGCCTCTGCTGCCCACCATGCTTTGGTGAACCCAGTACGATCATTCTTCTTTAGGTACTCGTTAGCATCATTCTCAGTCAGCTTCATGATACGACACTTGTTAGGTTCAAAGAGTTGGCCTACCTTAGAGGCAGCATCCTGCCCCGGCTCATCCATGTCGAAGCAGACAACCACAGTCTCAAAAGAGTTTAGGTATTCAAACTGTGCCTTAACATCCTTGACTGCACCAGCTGCCCCAGTTTTTACTGAGACAACAGCATACTGAGAACCTGTAAGTTCGTAGGCTGACATAGCATCTATCTCTCCTTCGCAGATAGTAATGTACTTACCACCTTTAGAGAATAGTTTCTGACCAAACATGGTAGCCTGAGGTAGGTTACCTTCAACGAAGAACTTCTTATCTTTAACCTGTCTAACCTTGTTAGCAATGTGATTGCCTTCAATGTCAGTGTATGGGTAGTAATGCTTCTGTACATCATTACCGTCCCTATCCAGTGTCACACCAAACTTACCAAGTGTTTCACCTTTAAGGTTACGGTCAATCAATGCAGTGGCTCTCCAGTCCCCTATAGTTAGATGTGAATTGACTACACCCTGTATAGGGGCTTGGACATACTCATCACGGGGAGAGCTAGTGAAGCCATCCTCTGGGGGTGTATATGTGTTACATACAAAACAGTATGAATGATCATCACTGAACAGGACATTGCCATCAGATGAGCCACAATCACATGGCCCTTTAGATACTGGCTTACTGTCAAGCTCTGATGTGTACTCTTTATAATTTGTCATATATATATAATTCCTAAACTTATCCATTAAAATACTTGTAACTATGTAGGATACTACGAAGTACTAATAGCTTTAATTGCTCTCTTACCTTTGAAGAACTTGTCAAGCTTACCTTGCTGTCGAGCCTCCAATACATTACGTTCTATGTAGCCAACCTCTTGAGTTATGTCCTCAATACTAAGTCGAGTCTTTAGGATGTATGCTCTGGCTATCTTACCAGAGTTATTGCCCAGCTCCATTTGGATACAGTCAACAATCTCTTTCATTGACCACTTACCATCAGCCTTACGATCATCATTGATCATCTTCTTGGTAGCATCCACAACCATCTTAGTAAAGTTTTCAGTTGTTCGTTCCTCAGTAATGTCTTTCGGTGGTGTAATTGTAATACCTTTTGGCATGTCAAATATAATTTCCATTTTAGTCTCCATCGTTGTTGTTGTATAAAGGATATAATCCATAGTGTTCGTAAGAACTTCACTATGGTATATCCCTAAGAGTTTTGTGTGTCAAGCCTATACATGTTATGTTACCTTACATCACATAAGGAGTATGTATATAATGATTATTATCCTAACATGTCTATCTCTCTTTCTATCTGGCACAGCTCGTTCTCTAGTTGGCGCTGGATGTTTATCACGTTGGTCCACGTACCCATTCGTTGCTCTAGCATCCGCTTTTGTTGGATTAATTCCCATT